GTGAAGTCCATACCCTACCCATGGGCCTGCTTAAACGAGATGACGCATGGCTTTAGACCTAAGGAGCTGGTAACTATCACATCAGGCTCAGGCATGGGCAAGAGTCAGATCGTCAGGGAGCTGGAGCATTACCTACTGGGTGCGTCCAAAGATAACATTGGTATCCTCGCGCTTGAGGAGGACATACCAAAGACAGCGTTGGGCATCATGTCAATTGAGGCCAACAAGCAGCTACACCTTGACAAGACAGTGACACAGGAGGAGAAAAAGGGCTATTGGGATCAGACCATGGGGTCAGGACGTATCTTTATGTTCGACCACTGGGGATCAACCAGCGAGGACAACCTGCTAGGGCGCATACGCTACATGGCTAAAGGTCTGGACTGCAAGTGGATCATCTTGGATCACCTTAGCATTGTAGTCAGCGATCAGGACAACGGTGACGAGCGTAAAGCAATTGACAGTATCATGACCAACCTACGTAAGCTGGTTCAGGAGACAGGTGTAGGACTATTCCTAGTGTCACACCTACGCAGACCTAGCGGCTCCAAAGCGCACGAGGACGGTGGTAAGATTAGTTTAGGTGAGCTACGAGGCTCTGCATCTATCGCCCAGCTCAGTGACATTGTCATTGGTTTGGAGAGAGATCAGCAACACGCAGACCCAGAGACACGCAACACAACCTGTGTCCGTGTGTTAAAAAATAGGTTCGTGGGCTTGACAGGGCCTGCCTGTTACCTGTATTATGATAAGGAGTCTGGTCGTATGATTGAGACCAGTTGTCCAACAGGAGATGAAGCGGAGTTCTAATGCAGATTGTATTCGACATAGAAGCTAATGGATTACAACCTACAAAGGTCTGGGTAATTGTAGCTACGGAACTAAGCACCAGTGAGACACACACGTTCTCAGGTGACACGTTACTAGCCTTCAACGATTACATAGCAGGGCTTGGAGAGTGTGAGATCATAGGCCACAACATAATTGGCTATGACATACCTGTCCTTGAGCAGCTACTAGGTACGGACTTTAGTAAGTGTAAGGTCACTGACACATTAGTGATGTCGAGACTAGCTAACCCTTCACGAGAGGGTGGACACTCTCTACGTAACTGGGGTGAGAAGTATTTAAACCAACCGAAAGGCGAACACAATGACTGGGATAATTTTTCGCAGGATATGGTGGACTATTGCGAGCAAGACGTTAATGTTAATGTGCTGGTGTACAAGAGATTACTTCTTGACCTTGCAGATTTTGGAGCTGAAAGCATTAGCCTTGAACATAGAGTGCAAAGCATTATATCACAGCAGATTAAAACAGGCTGGACGTTAGATCAAGAGAAAGCATTTATATTATTAGCGGAATTAAAGGAGAAAAAGTATGACTTGGAAGACAAAGTGCATGAGGTTTTCAAACCGTTACCGACATTTGTCAAAGAAATTACACCCAAGATTAAGAAAGATGGTACGTGTTCGGTTGTTGGGCTTAAATTTCTAGGCGATCATTGGGAGACAGCGGTAGCACCATTCAGCCGTATAGACTTTCCAGAGTTTAACCTAGGTTCACGACAGCAGATAGGGAGATACCTACAATACTTTGGCTGGAAGCCACAACAGTTCACTGAGACAGGACAGGCCATCGTAGATGAGGCAGTGCTAAGTAAGGTGACAGGTATACCACAAGCGTCATTGATAGGTGAGTACCTAATGATACAGAAGCGTATCGCACAGGTACAAAGCTGGCTAGACGCAGTTAAGGATGATGGTAGAGTACACGGGTACGTTAACCCCTGCGGAGCAGTGACGGGCCGCATGACCCATTCTAGTCCCAACATGGGGCAGGTTCCAGCAGTCTACTCACCCTACGGCAAGCAATGTCGTGATGTGTGGACAGTACCGGAAGGTTACAAGCTGGTGGGTATGGATGCAAGCGGGCTTGAGCTACGTATGCTGGCTCATTACATGAACGATGAGGGATACACTAATGAAATACTCAACGGAGATATACACACGGCAAACCAGTTGGCTGCGGGCCTTGAAACTAGAGATCAAGCAAAGACTTTCATCTACGCTTTTCTTTATGGGGCCGGAGATGCCAAGGTCGGAAGTATCGTTGGAGGAACTGCAAAGGATGGCAAGAGACTTAAAGAAAAGTTCCTTGCAAATACGCCTGCTCTTGGAGAGTTACGAACACGAGTTGGAATGGCGGCTACAAGAGGCTATGTTTATGGCTTGGATAGGAGAAGGATCACAATACGATCAGAACACGCTGCATTAAATAGCCTATTACAGTCAGCAGGCGCGATAGTAATGAAGAAAGCGTTGTGTTTGCTTGACGAGTATGCTATACTATGGGGTATAGACTATAACATATTAGGGAACATACACGATGAAATCCAGACAGAGGTCAAGCAAGAGAGAGCAGAGGTTTTCGGAAGGTTGGCAACAAGCTGTGTTGAAGCTGCCGGACTGTACTACAAACTCAACTGCCCTCTCGCAGGAGATTACAAAGTTGGAAACACATGGGCAGACACACACTAAACACCAGTGTTATTCCTGCGGAGTATCGTTAAGTTCAGGAGATAACTGGGCACCTTCTATGTCTGATAGAGGACAGAGGATGTGCAAAGGATGTTTTAATGTTAAGCATAACAAAAAAAATGGGCCTACCAGAATGTATGTTAACGGTAAGTACATTCCAAAGACACACCCACTGTACAAGTCAGGACGTTACAAAGGGTTTGAGGATGCAGCCTTCAGCTCCCTTGAGAACTTCAAGGACAACCCACAGGGTCAGGTGTATATAATCACGAACCCTGCGTGGGAAGGTTGGGTAAAGGTAGGCATGGCAGTAGATGCAAATGATAGGGCTGGTGGTTATCAAACATGCTCACCCTACAGGGACTACGAGATAGCATACGTTGTAGATACAGAAGACCGTAGAGCAACAGAAGCAGAAGCACATAGAAGGTTAGGTGATATCTTTGAACAACGGAACGAGTGGTTCAAGTGTGACGTAGAGATAGCTAAACGCTGGGTAGATTCAGTGATTGGAGATTACGATGAAGAAAGGTAAACCCTTTGACAAATGTTTTATTGATGCTGATTCCCTTATCTATCGCATAGCTATGAAGGGCATTAGTTTAGAGACAGCTAAGAAGTATTATGATGAGGAGATAGAGAAGATAGGCTGGGACACTTGCAGTAGTGAAGTGTTCGTAGCTGTCAAAGGCTCAGGTAACTTTCGTTATGAGATAGCTGAAGATTATAAGAACAACCGCAAACAACAAGGTGAAAAAGACCCTGATCCTAGGCTTACGAAAAGGCGTAAGGCAATCAACGAGTACGCCTATAGCTTAGGCCACCATAAGTCAGACGGGTGTGAGGCAGATGATATAGTAAGCATCTGGGCGCAGGAAGCATTGGACGCTGAAGAACACTTTGTCATTGCTCATATAGATAAAGACATTGACATGGTGGAAGGTTGGCATTATAACTACAACAAAAAAACTTTATACCACACAAGTAAAGAACAAGGTCACTACAGGATGTGTTTACAAATGCTTACTGGTGACTCTACTGATAAGATTCAAGGGATTGTAGGTGTAGGTATTAAGACAGCAGAAAAGCTATTGGATGAAGTCCCTGCTGTTGAGATGATAGGTAAAGTACAAGAGGCTTGGGAGAAAGCACATCCTGATGACTGGAACGAAAGGTTAGAGGTTTGTTGGAACTTGCTATACATGAGGCGTAACTGGGACAGCTTCCACAGACTGACTATAAAGGATGAACTCAATGGCATCTTTTAGATCAGGACTGGAGAAGAAGTTATCAGAGAAACTAGACGGACAGTACAAGTTTGAACCTTACGGACTGCCCTATACCACACACAGGAAGTACCTACCGGACTTCGTACACGAAGACAAGGCAGTGCTGATAGAGTGCAAAGGTTTCTTTAGAGTAGGTGACACACAGAAGTACAAGGCAATCAAACAATCCATGCCGGAGTGGGAGATAATCTTTGTGTTGTCAAACCCTAGCAAGAGGGTACGGAAAGGTGGTAAGATTACAATGGGTGAGTGGTGCGACAAGGAAGGCTTTAAGCATTACACACTTGACACATCTAAAGAGATGACCAAGTACATCAAAGGGAAGAAAGTATGAAGGCTCTTACTCTTGAAGAACTTAAAGAAAGATTATTAAAATACCTAGATCAAGACTTGATGTGTGAACTGTTAGATGTTTCAACGCATGATCTAATAGAAGCTTTTGAAGGTAGAATAATTAGAAACTTTGATAGAATTGCAGAGGATTTTGAAGATGAGTATTAATGACGCAACAAGATTTGAATGGGACAGAGCAACCAACAAGACAGGACTAGAGCCTTGGGCTACAATGGCTGAAGAAGAACAAGAAGACATGGTAGGTGCGCCCAAGCATTACAACACAGGCAACAT